CATTGACCTCGATACGGAAGGTGCGGTCAGGGTGCAACAGTATGACACGCCCTTCGGCCCATTGTTTGACCTGGTAGTGCATCAAAAGGTCGAGGTGCGCGAGGTCAAAGTCGAGCCTGTGCCGTCTGAACAGGTCATTATCAGCGATGATGCGCAGGACGTGGAACACGCCAGATTTGTCGCTGTTTGGCAGCTCAAGACGGCATCCGACCTTCGCAAAGAGGGGTACGACGAGGCAACGATAGATGACCTCCCGCCGTACAACAGCGCAGACACCATGCCGGAAAGCGCGGTGGGACGGCGCATCAATTCCGCCGACACCGAAACTTATGAGGGCGAAGGCAGCGCCCGCGAATACAAGGTTTACGAAGGCTGGCTGGACTTTGACGCGGACGGCGACGGCATCGCGGAAAAGATAAAGGTCGTTTTCTGCGGCGAGTATGAGGCTTGCCGCGTCTTGAAATGGGAGGAGTGGCCCATGTATCGCGCTCCCCTGTTCGCCGCCTGCTCCGTCCCCATGCCGCATCAAGCCGTGGGGCTGTGCCTGGCTGACCTTGTGAGCGACATCCAAGACCTTCGCACCGAAGTGACGCGGCAGTACCTCGACAACCTCGCGCTGGCGAATCAGGGCGAGATCGTAGTGAACGAGGGTACCACCGGGGACGTGGAGTACGACAGCCTGCTTGCCCGTGGCGTGGGCGCCGTGCATCGCATCCGCGGCGACGCCAGCATCACGCCGCTCCCTGTGGCTACGTCGAGCCGTGAGGCGCTGGACGGGCTTGATATGTCCAGCGGCATGATAGAGCGCAGGACGGGCATATCCCCGCGCACGCAGTCTTTGCAGGCGGACACGCTGCAGAATACGGCGACAGGCGCGTCCATCATGGAGGAGGCTATCAATCAGCGGCTTGAATTGATAGCGAGATGCTACGCCGAGCAGTTTTTCAAACCGTTGGGCAAGTACATCCTGCATTTGGTGCATCGCTATCAGGACAAAGCGATCCAGCTCCGCCTCAAGGGCCGCTTCATGGCATTCGACCCGCGCAAGTGGGATCCGGACATGGACATTGCCGTTGCCGTCGGCCTTGGCACGGGCGACCGCTCCAAGCTGATAGCGGCATACCGGCAGATCGTGGACTATCAGACCGCCTTTCTGACGCAGCTTGGACCAAATTCTCCCGTCCGCCTGTCGAACATCGTCTATACGCTGCACAAGATGTGCGAGGCCGCCGGGCTGGAAAGCCCAGAGCGCTTCTTTGGCACGGAAGAGGATGCCCAGCGCGCCGAGCAGGCTATGATGCAGGAGGGGGATAGCGGCCCGTCGCCCGAGGAGCAAAAGCTGCTCCTGGACAAACAGAAGGCCGACGCCAAGATCGCGCTGGACGAGCAGAAGGCGCAGACGGAGGCGCAGCGCAAGGCATACGAAACGCAGGCGAATATCGCCCTCAAAGAGCAGGAGATGCAGGGCAAGCTGGCCTTGAAGCGGCAGGAAATGGCTACCGAGGCGCAGCTTGACGCGACACGGCTGGCAATGGGCGAAAGAGGAGCAGGGCTGACAAATGTGCGCGGCGCTGTGTAATCTTCCCCTGGCAGGCGTCCGCGTCCGTGACGGCGCACCCGTCTTTCACCCGGGCGGCGCATTGCAAAACGGCGGATTCCCGGTTGGCTCCTCCCGGGGACGCGGCGGGGCGCGGCAGCACGAGTGCATGAAACAGATAACGCCGGAGCAGGTCATGCGCACTATCATGCGCATCCCCAGCTTCGCAAAACACATGGAGGAACGCAATGGACGAAAAACGGAAGAAGGCGCTTGACGCGGCTGCCATCCTCAACAGCCCGGTATTTGCCGACGCTGTGGAGAGCATCAAGGGCAGGGCCGTCGAGATGTGGCAGGCAGCGAAGACCCCGCAGGAGCGGGAAGAAGCATGGCATCTGCAGCGGGCCGTTGCTGTGCTTTACAAGGAAATTTTCAATATCTTGCAGTGTGCCGCAGTAAATGCGGGTGGTAAAGACGAAGCATTGAATACGGAGCTTGCCAAGGTGAAGGAGAAGAGGAATGGCGGAAGAAAACGTAGCAGCTGAAGTCCCGGTTGAAGAACCCGCAGGGCTTTACGACGCCGACGAGATTGCGGATGCCTTCCTGTCTGTCGGCAAAGAGGATGCCTCCGCAGCGGAGCCGGAGCAGGCGCAGGAAGCGCCCGCCGAGGCGCAGGCAGCCGACGCCCCCGCTGAAGGCGATGCCCCGCAGGAAGCGCCGGAACCCGTGATGCCGGAAGGCTGGGAAGACGCGCTCTGGCAGGCGGCAACGCCGGAGATGCGCGCCAAGGTCGCCGAGCAGGCGCAGGCCCATGCCGCAGCCATCGCGGCAGAAAAGAAGGCTATGGCTGACCTCAAGGCGCGTCAGGAAGCCTTCGCGGTGCAGGCGAATGCCCAGCTGCAGCAGGCGCTGACCACCATGCAGCAGGTCATCGAGGGCGAGTTCCGGCAAGTGGACTGGAACGGCCTCGCGGCAAGTGACCCTGCAAGCTATGTGCAGCTCCAGCGGATGTATAACGACCGCATGGCGGCGGTGCAGCAGATACAGCAAGGCATTGCCCGTCAGGTGCAGGCGGTGCAGCAGCAGAGGGCCGCAGAGGAGCAGCAGCGCATGCATACGGAGTTCGACGCCGTGCTGCCAGAGATAAAGGCGATGGTCGGCGCCGGATTTGAAGGCAAGAAATTTGCGGCGGATGTTGCGGATTATATGCAGAAGGCGGGATTCCCCGCCGAAGCAATCAACAACATCTCCCGTGGCTATGAGCTGAAGGTAGTCTGCAAAGCCATGCTTTACGATAAGCTTTCAGCCCAGCGTGCAAAAGCTGCGGTCAAGGTAGCCGAGGCCCCAAAGGTCGCGGCTCCACGCAGCTCGGCAAAGGACGGCACAGGAAACGACCGCCTCAAAAAGGCTATGTCTTTCTTGAGCAAAAACCCAAACAGCACGGACGCCATAGCCGCCGTGTTCGAGCAACTCTAACCCCTACAAAAGGAGGGACTTATGGCCACAGTTTCCGGGCAGTTGACGGATGCGGCAATCAATGGCAAGCCGCGCGACCTTATGGACGTGATCTACAACATCTCGCCCACCGACACCCCTTTCCTCACCATGTGCGGGCGCACCGACGCCACGCAGACCCTGCATGAATGGCAGACCGAGGCTCTCGCCACGCCTGCCGCCAATGCTCAGCTTGAAGGCGCGGACGTTTCGACCTTCAGCGAACAGACCACCACGGAACTGACGAACAAGACGCAGATCCTGCTCAAAGCCATTAACGTGTCCGCCACGGCGCAGGCTATCAAGCAGGCTGGCGTGGACAAGCAGTACGCGCATCAGATGGCGCTCCGCTCCAAGGAGCTGAAGAAGGACGTCGAGTTCGCCCTTTTGAGCAACGTCCTCGCTGCAGCAGAAGTGCCCGGCTCCACGGGCCGCAAAATGCAGGGTCTTCCCTGCTGGCTGTGGGACAACTACAGCGGCGGCAGCGGCGGCTCCAAGGCCGTCTACGGCTCCAGCGTTGCCAGCGCGGGCACCAAGCGTGCAATCACGCAGGCCCTTGTGACCGGGATGCTGACCGACATCTACGAAGCTGGCGGCAATCCTGACCGCATCATGGCTTCTCCTGCGGTGCGCGTGAAGCTGTCCGCTGTCCTGCGCGGCTCCAGCGATTCCCGCCAGATCGAGTGGGCGGACAAGGCCAAGGCGTATAGCGTGGTCGATGTCTTCGTGAGCGATTTCGGCGCGGTCAGGTTGGTGCCTAACCGCGTCCAGGCTGGCGTGACGTATTCCGCCGATGCGGCCTTCGTCATTGACCCCGAATACTGGAAGGTCGCCTACCTGCGCGGCTTCCGTGAGGAAAGGCTGGCAAACACCGGCGACAGCATGAAGGGGATGATTACGACGGAATGCACGCTGCAGGCCAGCAACCCGGCTTCCAGCGGCATGATCGCTGACCTCGACCCTGACCTCTAAACCTGACCCGTGCGTGGCGGGCATTCTCCCCATGCCTGTCACGACTGCCCCTGCTTCGGCGGGGGCTTTTTTTTTGCCTGTGCCGCAGTAGTTCGCCGGGGTATGGTGGAACAAAGAAGGAGCGCGTATGGGTGACATGAATTTAGACCGGGGGACGCATGGCAGGGCGTTTGACGCGCCTTGGCGCGGCGTCGTGGACTATGTGGACGAGCATGGCGTGGTGAGCCGTGCGCAGGACGTGACCGCCATCCTTGAGGCCAACAAGCAGGAGCAGATGCAGGACAAGTTCCGGGGATTCCGCAAGGCTCCCGTGTTTAGGAAGGTCGCCAGCATCCCGATTGCCGTTTTCGACATCGCCTTGCATCAAGGCTACGACCTCTTGAACGACCCGGAGGCCCTGCGGCGATTCCTCAATGACCCGCAGAACAGGGCGTTCCGCACAACGCTGGAGAGGGTGTGATATGGCTAGCTTTACAGGATTGAAAAACCTGGGTGAAAAAACCCTGGAATACATGATGAGGCACCGCCCTACGCCAGACCTGGAAATGAGCGCTGGTCTGCACGACCTGGACAACCTTTTCCCGGGCATCTACGGGCGGCACGCTTCGGATTACAAGACATACGCTAGCGACCCAAAGGTCGACATTGAGGCAATGGAGGCCATAAATGCCGTGCGTGGCAATCCGGAGGCCATGGTTGATATTTACCGCGCCGTTCCGAAAGGAGTGCGCGATTTCAACACCGGCGACTGGGTGACGACTTCCAAGGCCTATGCCAAGGGGCACGGTGAGTCCGCGCTCAAGGGGGAATACGACCTTATCAAGGCAAAGGCGCGTGCAGCAGACATTTCCTCACCCGGCGACAGCATAGCGGAGCAGGGATACTGGGGGATGCCCGTCAAGGGGATGATAACGAAGGGGCTCCTGCCCCTGGGCGGAGGCGCCATTGCCGCCATGTCGCCGCGCGAGGCGAGTGCAGCGGAAGCAAAGGGCCTTCCTGCCGATCCAACCCAGTACGGCGGGCTGATGGGCTACGTTGCGCGGGACGGGAAGCCAGCGGGCAACCCCGTCCAGAACGAGCTGGTGGCGGCGGCGAAGAACCAGGGATGGGGCGCGCCCGTCAGCTGGGGCGATGTTCGGCACGGGCTTTCCTACGGTTCCCGCGCAGTCCTTGAGGGGCTGGGAGGCCTTGCGGAGATGGGGCCCAACGCCATTGCCAACGCCGCCATTGCGCCGTTCACGGACTACCGCTTTAGCAATCCCGGTGCGGCGGCTGCGGACGCCATGGGACTTGACCGCCCGTGGAACAATGCGG